ACAGAATCGAATAATGATGTGTCCTCTCCGACAGAATCGAATAATGATGTGTCCTCTCCGACAGAATCGAATAATGATGTGTCCTCTCCGACAGAATCGAATAATGATGTGTCCTCCCTCATAGAATCATTTGGAACTCAATTAAACATTAGACAAGATAATTTGTCTCAACCAGATAATGAATGTAAGTTATTGGATATTTTACGTAAGATTGATTGGAAAAGATTTCACAATTTATGTTTATCAATTGGGAAAGACTTGAATGACCCACAGTGGAGATTTTTGAAGGCGATATTTTTAGAAAACGCGGTTGCTAATTATAGTAATAATGAACTTACTTATGTTGGAGATTCCGAACAAGGATGCGATTTTAGAGTAGAAAAACTGAATAATTTGAAAATCGAAATGAAATATGTAGAGGGTTGTATATTTAGTGGTAAAAAATTACTTCAAAGAAAAACGACTTCAGAAATAAAACTAATGAACAGCAATGGAACAAATACTCATTTAGAGTTGCCAGATACTTATTCCGATTATTTACTTATTGTTGATTTACACGGTGCAGCACTAATATCAAAAGAAATATTGAAAAATTATATAATATTGGGTGGTGACGGGATAAAAGCAAAAATACCAACTGATAAGTTGCATATAATATTTCAACCAAGTGATATTACGGAAACAAATAAAAAAGATTTACAAATCAAAGAAATATTTATGAATGCTATAAATAATATAATCAATTCTGTATAACAAATCAATTCGCAAATAAATCTTCACCATAAATCAAAAACCTTGCGCAATTTTCTATCATTTTCACATTGACGGCATTTCCTAATTGTTTGTATATATGTTTTTCTTCGTATTCAAATGAATCATTGAATGATTGAAATCGTAATAATTCCAAAGGTGTTAATTTTCTATTTTTTGGTCCATAGACGGGTATCATAGACATAGCGACTAGTGTTGGAATATAATCGCATTTTTTAACTCTTATCCCGGAACCTCGAGAAGTCCATAAACATTTATTTAAACTATTGTTTTCAGTATTCAAATTACCCGCTTGCCATTCAAACTTTCTTACAGCACCGACCCAGTTTTTGTTTTTTCTGGATTCACTTAACCATTTATTTAAAATACTGAAATGCTCACGATAAAATTCTATATTCTTGTCTATCCACGATTTATATTTTACATAAAAATCATCATCTTCATCAAAATCATTATCCCACCAATCTGTCCAAATTGGAAACTTTGGTATTTCAATATTATTTTCGTATAATAATTTGATAAAACTATCCCAAACTAAATGTACATCTTTCATTTTGCCGTCTAATTGTGTGTCATTGTTATTTTCATCAATAAGGTCTTTAACGAAGCGTGTTAAATTCCGTTTAGGTTCCTTATCAATTATCGGAAGTTCCGGTAATACACCTAAATCCATTCGCTTACACATTATGACTACTCTCTCTCTATTTTGTGGGATATTGAAATGTAAAACATTCAATAATACAGGTTCATCGTAAGTATAATAACCGAGTTCTCTGATAGAGTTTCTGATTACTTTCCACGTATTTCCATCATCGTGTGAAGCGAGATTTCTAACATTCTCCAAAATTAAATACATTGGTTTATGAAATTCAACGATTTTACAAATATCAAAGAATAAATTACCTCTACTATCATCAAACCCTCTTTGAAATCCTGCTTTACTGAATGGTTGGCATGGAAATCCACCACACAAGATATCGAAACTAGGTATTTGTTCTATTTGTACTTTTGTTATGTCTCCTTCTGGTTGTAAATTATAATTATTCCTGTAAGTTTTTCGACAATTTTCATCGATGTCACTCGCAAACACACAATTAAAACCAAGTTTCGTTAATGCTTGATGAAACCCTCCTATACCACAAAATAAATCTATGAATTTCAATGAATTATTAGTATTATTAGCATGAAACTCAATATTGGTTGTTTCTAGATTTTCCTGTGTGGTTTCATTACTAGTATATTTCGTATCAGTTTCTATTCTTAATTCTACTTTTTGGTTGGATTGTGTTTTGATATTTATTAAATTAATTAATTCACTTTTATTTTTAGATTTACATCTTGTAATTCCAAGTTCTTCACACTTTTCTAAAAGTTCAGTCTTTGATAATTTGGTTAAATCCATTTTCATTAATAAGTTGATACTATTAATATAAATTATATTATTTAATTCAATTTTAGGGGGGACGTAGTCCCCCCTTACCCCCCTCTTATAAAATAACAGGGGGGACTTAAAATTCGCACCGCGCTAGCTGGTGCGAATTGAAGCCCCCTTACCCCCCTCTTATAAAATAACAAAATAACAAACGAATTAAAAAAAAGAAAGTCGAAAGGCGTTCTTTTTTTATAACGGACACTATAAAAGCCTAGTTACTCCTTCAAGTGCGCCTTTGGCGCACAGCCGGAATTAGCACCAGCTGGCGCGGTGCTAATTCCTTACCCCACGAAGTCAAAGCGCCCTACGGGCGCGAGTCGAAATTAGCACCGCGCGAGCTGGTGCTAATTTCTTGGGTAATTTTTAAGGAGGTTGTAAGAAGGAACGTAGTTCCTTCTTAAGGAGGGTGCGAGAGGGAACTACCGTTCCCTCTTGCGGTGAAAATCGATATAAAAATGAATCACCAATTATTAATTAAACCAATCTCTCAAACAATGAGTCTGGATATAATCGATTTAGGTGAATTAGAAAATGGTTTAAGTGGCTCAACTATACAATTAGACTTGGATGATATCACCCCTGGTTTAGGAGGTGCCGAATTTTTAATGAATGAAAAAAGTCGTTCCAATTCAAGTGGAAACATACAATTAGATATTGGTGATATTGAATCTGAATTAAATAATCTCTCAACAGGTACTACAAAATCTATTCATACTTCTTCTCCTGCTCCCGCTCCTGCGCCTGCTAGTTCAGGAATGGGTATGGGAGATAAAATCTTAGGTGGTCTTTCATCCTTTTTTGGGTCGGGGCCTTCGGCCCCTCCCTCAGACCCCAGTACAAAGACTGTGAATACTGGACCCTCTGTATCTTCTATTGGAAATGCCACTAAAGAAGCCTCTCAATCCGGAGGTTCCAGTCGTACTTGGGACGGTTTTATGAAATTCGGTGGCAATGGTGTTTCCAATGTGGATAAAGTTATTCCTCCCAAAATGACTGAACGAGAGAAAATCCGCAAGAAGAAAATTATGTTGAAACGTTTGGAAGATTGGCGCAAAAAAGACCAAGAGAAAGGCATTTATTCCCATACTAATTTAAATGAAAACAGTAGTTATGAAGAAATCGAAGATGAATATGAGACAGCAATGGAAGAGAAAAAGAAGAAAGATGCCGTGAAATTATATCAATGGTGGTTTATGACTGCTGTAAATACTTTGGAATATGGAAATGCGGCATTAAATCCTTTCGATTTAAATCTCGATGGTTGGGGAGAGCAAATCAATGAGGATATCGACAGTTATGATGAGATTTTCGGAGAGTTATATGAGAAATATAAGGGAGGTAAGATGGCACCGGAATTGGCTCTCATAATGCGTCTCGGATTTAGTGCTGTAATGGTAAATTTTACAAATAAAGCGCTATCCTCAGTGACACCTGGATTTAATGATGTTATCCGTCAAAGTCCAGAATTAATGAAGGAATTTTCGAGAGCAACCGCAGCATCAATGTCTCAACAGAGCCCTGGATTTGCTTTTATGAATGACATGTTGAAACCAGACGCAATGCCGAAAACAGGAAATATGGGACCTCCTCCAACACAACACGTAATTCGCGAAGAGAGACCTGATTTAATGAGTGCGAGAAATAGTAATATGTTTCAAGAACAAGGTGTTGAACTAGGAGGATATGGTTCAGCAAATACTCAGGAAAAGAGTTATCGACCTGGTTATGAACCCACATTCCAAAGTATGAATAAAGCACCCGCACCCGCACCAGCGCCCAGACCCGAAATGAAAGGACCTGGAACCGATGTGGATTTTATTCTGTCGGGACTAAAAACAAAAACAGTGGATATGAAGAGAGATGATAATACATCGATGATTAGCGCAACTTCTTTAAGAGATTTGGGTGAATCGTCGATGCCAAAACGAGGAAAACGAAGAAACAATAATGGAAGCGAGAAGAATATTGTATCTCTCGATTTGTAAATATGAAAAGGTATGTATAAATCAATGAATAAATAGAATCATTCATTGATTGTTGTGAACTAAAAAAAATAATTATCGTCGTCTGTTTCCTAAAACAGAATAACCGGAATCAAGATTACGTGTATAACCGCGTTTTTCTGTTTTCGAGAAATCCACACCGAATAATGGATTGCATTTCTTTTTACTGTAGGGACTTGCTAATTGTCTTATACAAGGATTAATTGGAACTGCTGGGGAACTCATACAGGGGGGAACCATGGGTTCCCCCCTTACCCCCCTCCTTTAATATTTAATGCCTTATTCAATTGCCAAGTAATACGAATGATATCCAATCGCTGCGAAACCCAGTAACATTAACATTTCGAAATATTTACGTGATATACGTTCCCTATAATATCCAATAGTAATCAATAATGGTCCAATTAATAACATATGTATTAAATTAACCCAGCCACTTTTATTCTCTATCCACTTTTGATAGAATCGATAAGAATGATATGCGATAATACCGAATCCTAAATAAAATAGAACTGTAAATAAAAAGTTATATGTTTTCTCTCGGTTAATTCCAATAAAAAGAAATAATCCTCCGACAACTAAAATATGAAATAATTGAACAAATAAGCGTTCCATATATATCTTATGATATTTTCTCTCGCCATTATAAGAATAACAAATGAACCTGTTTAGCTATGAAAATGTGGAAGTCAAATCCAATGGAAAAATGAAAACAATTCGTAAAGTATCTGTCAAAAATGGAAAAGGATACAAAAGTATTATCAAATACAAAAATGGCAAAAAAGTAAGTAGTGTTAAGAAACCAATTCATCTTGAACATATGGAAATGATTCACGGTGGAAAATTTATTCCTGGATTATTTAAAGATTGTAAAGGGTGTAAAACGAGAAAAAATAAAACATCAAACAAATAATAATTTCGATTTTGATTCTTTTATAAATACTTGTCCAACACGTTCCGCTTTTTCTACATTCTCGATTTTTGTATATCGGATTCCAACTCTCGGACAGGATTTCGATTTTGATTTGATTTTACATAAATAAGCACATCTACGTAATACTTTTTTATCAGGTGTTCCTTTATCGGTTCCAACAGTAAGTACTAAGTGTGCGGATGCCTCTCCATCAACATGAAACCAAATATCAGTAGGTGTAGAATCGTCGATTAAGTCCCAATTATTCTGGGCATTCCTTCCTATCCTGACAGTATATGTAGTGTTATCGATGGTGAATGTTTCGGTTTTCATATTGTATCTGTAATTTTGATATGTGTCTTTGATACCTATCTTTTATTTTATTATAATATCTTATCCTGTATAAAATAAAAATAAAATAATATATTGATAACTATAGAATAATTATAAATATGGATATGACAAAAGAACCAGATTTAGAATATTTGAAAAAATTTTGTAGTGAGTTGGTAGAAGAACAAGTACAGACAAGGTTGAATAATGAATTTGAAAGACGTGTTTCAGAGATTCGAGAGAATTACGAGCGTTCTTTAAAAGCGATTGTAAAAATATACCAAGAACTTTATGATGAAAAAGTTGAAAAAATATATGCAGAAGATGTTCGTATGTGGGCTCAAGAGAGAATAGATTCACGGATTCAAGACAGGTCATTACAGCAATCTCAAAAGTAGATTGTGATTCTAGGAAAATAGGATTTAGGTTTTTACGATTCTCAGAATTATAAAAGATAAAAAATAGAAAAATAGAAAAATAGAAAAAAACTTTAGGAAAATAATTTTAAGGACAAATATTTGTCCATCAAAAATGTTTCTCAGCATCTTTCCAAAAACCCCTATTTTATCGATTTTTTGATATTTTTAACGATTTTTTCATTTTTTTCCTATGTAAAAAATGAAAAAAAGTTGATGTTGTTTTTTAGGTTGCTAATTTTCTAGTAAAATTGCTAATATTTTAGCAAATTTTGCTAATTTTCTAGCACCCTCCAAAAAAACATCTAAATATATGTAAATGTCTAAAAAAACATCGGAATTATATTGTGAATTGTGTGATTATAAAACATCCCGAACAACAAATATGAATTATCATTATGAATCAAAAAAACATAAGACAAACGAAAAAATCGCTAATAGCAAACAACAAACATCTGCAACAGAATGTTGTCAAATACCACAAGAAACTCAAAATACAAATAATGAATATTTAAAAAAAATTATTGAATCCTATGAATGTCAAATTGAATCCTATAAAAAACAAATAGAAAACTATGAAAAACATATTCAAAACAATCAAGAAACAATTTCTTATTATCAGGACCAATTGAAAAAAGCAAATGAAAGAGAATATAACATAATAATTCAAAATCTATGTTCATCATCAAACAATGATTCTATTATTGAACATCCTCAATTTAATTTGAAAAAATATTTGAATGAAACGTGTAAAGATTGTCTTGGTCATAAACAATTTGTAAATTCATTAAAACTTACAGAAGGAGACTATGCTAATTACTTATTAGAAAAACGAGAGGCAATTACTTTGATTTTAATGAGAGAAATTAATCAAATGTCAGATATGACAACCTTTCCAATCCAATGTACAGATGTAAAACGCAAGACATTTTATATAAAAATAGATAATGAGTGGAAACATAATACGGATGACAATGATGAACCATTATTTAAGTTATGTGATTTATTATTTTCAAGATTGAAGACAGAAGTTGTCCAATTATTAATGGATGAAACAAAAAAACAAAATTTTATGGATACATATGAAATTGTTGAAGACGATAATCTATCCGTTATTTGGAAAGCAATAACAATATATGCTTCACACTCTATAAAAGAAAAAAACGATGAATATCTGAAAAAACTAAAAAACAAATTGGCAGAACCTTGTAAAATCAAAAAACGAATCGTAGAGATATAATTAACAATAATCATATCTAACTTTTGATATGGGGGTGATAGGGTTTCGATTCGCGCCAGTTTACACGGCGCGAATCTTTAAACCCTTGAAGATTTAAAATGGGACAAATAATGAACCAATATTTATTCTTTTTTTATTATAAGTATGACACATAAGAGCGAAGATTATAAAATATCTGCTGTTAAATATTATTTGAATAATAAAGATAATATTAGAAAAACTTGTAAAATATTTGATTGTAAGAAATCTACATTACAAAGATGGATACAAAGATATAAAACTTCTAAAAAACTTACAAGGAGAAATAGAAAACCAGTATCTTATAAAATTACTAAACCACAAGTAAAAACTGCGTTAGAATTGTTAAAACAAAACGAGCAACTTACTATGAATGAATTAGAAATTAAGATGAAAAATAAATATCCTACATTTGACATTACACCTCAACATTTAGGACAAGTCATTAGAGATAATAATAAAACAAGGAAAAGAACAAGACACGAACATTTCCCAAAAGAACGATATAAGAAACCGATTGAAAAGCAAACTGAACTTATTAAATTTTATAATAGGGTTAAACAATTCCCTATGAATAAAATTATTTGTTTGGATGAAACGAGTGTTGGTTCTGCGTTGAAACCAACTTATAGTAGATGCGAATTAGGTAGGAGATGTGTAATAAAAACATCAAACCAATTTGTATTTCGTAAATTCACATTATTAGTAGCAATAAGCAATTCAAAATGCGTTGGAAAAGAATTATATGAAAAAGGTGGTATGACAAAAGAAAGGTTGTTAGAGTTTTTAGAAAAAAATGTATTTCATAAATCGCAAAACGTTTTAATAATGGACGATTTAATACAAGTCCTATACCTTCTATTTGATTCTTATCATTATTCATTTCTAAAATAAATAAATAAGCATCTTGTGGTATATAAGGAGAGATTATCGTATTTGAACTATAAATACATTTATATTTCGATTGATATTTTTCTCGAAATGCCTTATTTTCTG